GGTGCTGCAATCACGGCTTACCGACCAAGACCGGATATTAGACACTGTGGAAGAGTCGTTAAGAGCAGAAACTGAAGGTGTTGAGAACCAGCTTGAAAGAATACTGAGTAATATCAATGACCAAATCGATACCATCGAGGCAGATGTGCGTCAGTCGGAAAGTATTGCTAGAATTGCGGAAGACACGGTGGCAGAAACCACAAGAGAGCTACGTGACGATGTATATGGGCTTGAAGAAAGAGTGAATGACACGCTTAGAGAAGTGGATACGGATTTGCGGGAGATAAGGGAAGAGCTAGAGGATCGCATACAGCAGATGTTAGATAACCCTTTGAATGATAGCCAATAACTATGGATTACCAAACAATGTTTAACCTAGCTGTAGTGGTTGTAGCTTTTTTTGGGGGTTGGATGGTTAACCGTGTTTTTGTCCTGTTGGACAGGCTGGATGAAGATATGAAGCTTGTGCCTGAGAAGTACATTGCCAAGGATGATTACCGTGAAGACATCAGGGATATTAAAGAGATGTTGGGTGCAATATTTAAAAGACTAGAAAATAAGGCGGACAAATGAAATTAGACCCTGTGTTACTTAATATGGCTTGTAGCTGGGCCATGAAAGCTTATAAAGATGAAAATCCCAAAGCTGCCAAAATCGAGAGCAGACTCACCTCTACCACTGTTTACGTCGCTAAACGAAAAACCATAGATATTATAGCCTTCCGAGGCACACAGCAGGGCCGTGATTGGCTAACAGATGCGATGGTTGTGCCTGTGCCGTATGCTGGAAGGCTCTGTCACGGGGGTTTTGCGTTGGCACATAAGTCGGTATGGAAAAAAGTAGTCAAGATGATTGACTGGAAAAAACGGACTTTGATTTGCGGTCATAGCCTCGGTGGTGCACTCGCAGAGTTAAGTGCCGCTAAAATCTGGAAAAAGCATCCCAATGTAAATCTTATTACTTTTGGCAAGCCAAACGTGTTTTTTAAGGGTTTTAAGCGTCCGATGGAGTTAGATAAACAAATTTCCTGCGTACAGGGAAGTGACATGGTGGCTAGAATCCCGCGCCTGTGCTATGGCCCTTCTAAGTCTCAGACGATGCTATACTTCGCCAATAGCGGGATGGACTACATAGACCCCGCCAAAGCACTCAGACAAACAGACAGAAAGAGTGGTGCGATATCGGAACGGATTACAGACCATATGATGGAGGGATACGAAACGCGCCTGAATAAATTTTTGCTATTGCAGGATGAAATGCCTAACGATGACGAACTGGAGAGAATGGCTGATGAGATGGAAATTAATTAGTGTGGTAGCAGTGCTTATGCTGAACGCCTGTTCAGTGTCTGAAGATATGATCGCCAATAAAGAATTATATTGTTCTGAAATATACAAAGGTATCCGTGCGGTGGGGCGTGTAGCTACAGAAGTAACTACAGGTATAGCAATACCGGATGCTTGCGACACTATTGACGAGATTGTTGCGGAGGAAAATGCTGACGCGACGGACAAAAGTGATTCGTAACCTTGAGGCATTAATAAAACTATGGTTGATATTTTATGAAACTTAAAGGGATTCTGGGGGCATTGGCTCCTACCTTGGTAAAAGCTGCCACAACAGCAAACCCTATCGCGGGAATGGCAGTCAAATTAGCAGCTAGAAAATTGGGAATGCCTGAAACTTCAACCATCGAACAAATTGAAGAAGTTGTAGAAAACGAACCAGAAAAAGCCGAGATTCTGCAAGATGCAGAATTAGAAATTAAAAAATTAACGGCTAATATCGAGGGCTTTAGACTAGAAACCGAAGATAGACAGGACGCGAGAAAGACGTTTTCCAAGGACGCAACACCCCGAGTACTTGCGTTGTTAAGTATGGGTGGGTTTCTTGCATATATCTTTATGGTGACGCTGCAAGCTCCAGAGGCTAATGATGATGCGATTGTTAATCTTGTTTTGGGCTACCTTGGGGGGTTGGTCAGTGGCATATCCAGTTTCTATTTCGGAAGTAGCAATAATGGAACCTAGTATGGAAAAACTTATAGAACAACTAAAACGGCATGAGGGTGTAAGGACACATGCTTACAAAGACCAGTTTGGTACTGTACATATTGGAGCAGGACGTAATATTTCAGACGGCCCTCACAAAGGATTAGGTTTAAGCATGGAGGAGATAGATTTCATGCTTTCTAACGATATTGTCAGAACAATTAGAGAGTTAAGTGCAGAGTACGACTGGTTTAATGATCTGGAAGACGGTGCAAGACGTGATGGAATTATCAATATGCACTTTAATTTGGGTAGGCTTCGCTTTTCCAAGTTTAAGAAGGCCATCGCTCATATGGAAAAGGGCGACCATGACGCAGCAGCGACAGAGTTTTTAGATTCGTTATGGGCTAAGCAGGTAAAGAATCGTAGTCTGGAAGTTACGGATATGATTAAGACTAACAAGTATGCAGGGTAGCTATGCCACTTAAAAGACTCCAATTAAACCCCGGCGTTAATCGGGAGAATACCCGCTATACCACTGAAGGTGGGTGGTATGACTCCGATAAGGTGCGATTTCGGCAGGGAATGCCTGAAAAGATTGGGGGTTGGGAGCGTATCTCTGCCAATACGTTCTTGGGGGTATGCCGTTCTTTGTGGAACTGGATCACATTGGGTGGTCAAAACCTTGTTAGCGTAGGCACTAATCTTAAATATTACATAGAACGTGGGGGAGATTACTATGATGTTACCCCTATTAGAACAACCACAGCAGCTGGTGATGTCACTTTTTCCGCTGTAAACGGGTCTTCTACTCTTACTGTAACTAATGTTTCACATGGAGCTGTTGGGGGGGACTTTGTAACTTTCTCTGGGGCAGTCACCTTGGGCGGTAATATAACGGCTCCTGTTCTGAATCAAGAGTATGAAATTTCTACTGTTCTTACGGACGATACCTACACTGTAGCAGCTAAAGATACTTCCGGGGTTACTGTCACTGCCAATGCTTTGGATACCGGCAATGGTGGCGCTAGTGTGGTAGGGGCTTACCAGTTAAATACAGGTGCAGCTACAGCGGTTCCCTTTACGGGATGGGGGTCTGGAGGTTGGGGGTTAGGTACATGGGGCAATTCTCAACCTTCTACTTCAGATATCCGTCTGTGGAGCCAATCTAATTACGGGGAAGACTTAGTGTTTGCTTACCGAGGAGGTAAGATTTGTTACTGGAGTGCAGATACAGGTTTAAGTGTGCGTGGCAAAATTATAGACACTACTAATTATCCTGCTTCTACTGATGTGCCTACTCTTGTAAATTTTGTAACAGTTTCAGATATATACCGTTTTGTGTTTGCTTTTGGGGCTAATGCTTTGGGAAGTGCTATCCAAGACCCCATGTTAATCCGTTGGTCAGATCAAGAAGATGTTTTTAATTGGACTCCTTCCCCCACTAATTTTGCCGGGAGTCAGAGGCTTTCTCGTGGTACAGAAATCGTAACGGCTCGTCAAGCCCGTCAGGAAGTGTTGGTGTGGACAGATTCAGCACTTTATTCTCTCCAGTATGAGGGAGGGGACATAGTATGGAGTGCTCAATTGTTGGGTGACAATATTTCTATTGCTAGTCAAAACGCCACAGCTTATGCGGGAAGTACGGCTTTTTGGATGGGTAAAGATAAGTTTTACCAATATGACGGTACAGTAATGACGTTGCCATGTAATGTAAAACGTTACGTTTTTAATGATATTAATACAGGTCAATTCAAGCAGGTCGTTTCAGGAACCAATGAAGGCTTCAATGAAGTATGGTGGTTTTATTGTTCCGAAGGACAGACGGCTAATGATAGGTACGTGGTTTATAACTACGTAGAAGGGATATGGTATTACGGTACACTAGCAAGAAGTGCGTGGCTTGACTCCGGGTTACGTGATCGACCTATAGCTGCTACTTATAGTAACAATCTAGTAGACCATGAAAAAGGTAATGACAATAAAGAATCAGGGGTTACTGCGGCTATAACTGCTTCTATAACGTCTTCTGAATTTGATCTTGATGATGGGCATAGTTTTGTATTCATCAGTCGTATGCTACCGGATGTAACATTTGATGGGTCTACCGCTGGCTCTCCAGCAGCCACTATGACTATTTCTCCTTTGTCTAATTCCGGGTCAGGTTATAACAGTCCTTTGTCTGAAGGAGGGAATTCAGCGGGTACAGTAACTCGTTCAGCTACAGTTCCTATTGAACAGTTTACAGGACAGGTGTATTTACGTCTGCGAGGTAGGCAGGTAGCTTTTAAAATGGAGTCTACAGCAGAGGGGGTAGCGTGGCAGTTAGGTTCTCCACGTTTAGATATGCGTCCTGACGGGAGGCGATAATGCCTAGCCCACAGGATACTGATACTCGCGCCGCCCCTCCTGCCCTTCCTGTCCCTCCTAGATTTTATGAGAAAGGGTATTTAGATCGTTTTAACAATATTTTACGTTTATATTTCAACCAGTTAGATAACGCATTGAGGAACGCTGTGGCTACTACTGTCCCCTATACTTTACGCGTAGCACAAGGGCAAATTACTGGTGCTACCTCTTTGTTTAAATTTGGTTTTAATGGTGATGTGGATACAAGTGAAGAAACGGTGTGGTCACAGGGGGGTAATTTAACCTATCCCGGTGCAGCTGGAGAAATGTATTTGTCCAGTAGTGATACTAATGATGCTGCCCCGTCAGGGACAGGAGTAAGGACCGTTAAAATACAGGGGTTGGACGCTAATTACCTTCAGATTGAAGAAGATGTATCTCTGAACGGCCAAACTCAAGTAGTTACGACCAAAGAATTTTTAAGGGTGTACCGAGTGTATGCGCTTACTTCAGGGTCTAATGGAGGTACGGCGGGTACAGTTTATGTAGGAACCAGTGGAGAAACCGCCGGAGTTCCAAGCACAGTCTATGCCAGTTTTGGGGACGCAAACCAAACTGAGATGGCAACGTATACAGTTCCTGCCAGTAAAACCCTTTACATCAATAACATTACTTTTACTGCGGTGATGTCGGCAGCGGTTAATTCAGTTACGGTTAAATTTACCACGCGTGAATTGGCTACTAACACGTTTAGAACACGGTTTATTCAGGTACTGGAAAGTAACAATAATGTATCCCCTTTTGAATATCCTTTAGCTATACCTGCCAAAACGGATATTGAATGTCGGGCTATTGCCACCACCACTAATAACCAAGTCAGTGCGTCCTTTGATGGCGTATTAATAGATAGTTGATATGGCTAAAGATTTTGACTTACTAGAGTTTATTACTTCTCAGGTAGCCCCTAAAAGGTTTCAGGAGGGGGGAGAAACTAGTATTGAAGAAATACTAGTTGGCGGTGTAAGGGGTGGCGGCTCTAATGTTTCTATAGACCCTACTTCTATCGTTGATAATGCTGCCCAACAGGATTTAATAGCGTCCGTCCGTGATGCAATGATAGCGGAAGGTAGTGAACAAGAACAATTGATGGAAAGAATGCAGAAATGTGCCAACGAAGGAGGAGAGTGGGATATTGGTCAGGAGAAATGTGTGGTCAGCACAGCTACCTTGGGGGCAGATGCGACTACAAAAGGGAAAGAGAACATTGAAGCCACGCTTAATGATCTCGCAGATGACCAAGCATTTGGGGATTTAATTAACAATATCTATACAGCGGCGAGTACCGTTAGTAGCCATACGATGGGGCTTGCTCAATCAACGAGTGAAAATTGGGCTTCCTGTGCAGCTAAAGGGATGGAGTACCAACCGTGGTCAGGCAAATGTGTTGCTAAAGTTAGTGGGAGTGGGGCTACCACTAAAGTGGGGAGTGCTGTCGAGACAATCCTTAATATTCCAATACCCGGCATTAAAGATATTCCCGGTT